ATTTTGTGTTATTGTTATATCCACACATTGTACTTCACCTATTGTGGTACAATCTGGAAATTCTAAGGTTCCATGTGCGAATGTAAATGGTATGTGATCAGAAACACATAATCCTGCTGGTGTTGAGTCTAATGATGCTGTTAATGATTCATTCTTGTAATTTGTATCTAATGTAACTCTTGCTAATTCTCCTATTGATGTTGATATTGATGCACTATTGACTATTCCACCTGTTAATGTTCTTACTATATCTGTTCCTCCCTGACATTGACCTACCTGTGTTGTGAATGAGTCTATTTTCTGTGCACATGTTGTCAAGTCCCAGGTATGTACATATGGACCAGCACCTGTTGTTCCAGCGTCTTTAAATCCTACTAATCCTAAGAACCACGGACTTGATAATATAAAGTCTAGTGATATTGATCCTCTAGTTTGACCATATGCATATGTTTTAACTCTAACATCGTTTAATTGTGAAAGTGCTATTTTATTATTAGTAAATGACCATCCGGTGATTTTTTGTTCAAATCCAAATTGTTCTCCACCTGATTGAATTGCTGTTGCTGCGGTACCAAAAGTTGATTCTCTAACCCATTGCAGATATGTATACGCACCTGTGAATACCATGTTTACATTAGCAAAGAATTGTATATAAAGATTTATACTGTGGTATCTACACGAATGTATGTGTGTTTACATCGCTGTATTTTAGGTCAATTAGATGTCTAAACATGTTCCTGTAATCCTGGTTTCTAGTTTCGGATTTGGTTAAAACTACCTGTAGGAATCCTTGTGTGTTTCTTCTTATTATATTCTGTATGATACGGGTGACCTCTTTTACTATTATATTTTGCCTGGTAGTGCCTCCCGATTTATAGGACCTAATGTCTATTTTTACCAATAAATCATGCCAGTATGCGTCTCCGTGTAGTGCAAATGGTCTAATAGGTTCTGTTAATGGTTCTATTATTACCCTTTCTGTAGAGTCTCCGTCGAATCCTACAACCTTTTTGTCCCATACCAGGTCAATGGCTGGTTTTACTCCTCCTGCACATGTTGCATCCCATTGAGCACATAATGCAGTTTTTAGATCATCTATTGCATCATATGTGATTATGGTCATTCTATACCACTCCCTGTTGCACCTGCTTGATGTGTGAAATCTGCCAAGTATCTGTCAACCCAATAATGTGACTCAATACCTTCTCGATGAATTTTCTTTCTTATACCTGCTGCTGCAGTTCTTTGTTCTCTTTTACCTGTAATACCTGAATGTTTTACAACCCACTCCAGTATTTTATTGAATGGTGGTGGTTTACGCCATGTCCAATCTCCACCTGTATCTGATGCGGCTACGGCCCATTTCTCACTGCCTACAATTTTTGCAGTGCTATCATACACTATGCTGTCCTTTTTATCACTACATGAATAATAATATGATGGGAGTTGTTCAAACTCGAACTTCATTTCATCCCTTGTCCTGTTTCCTACGTCATTGGTTATATTTCTTCTTAACTGATCAAGTGATCTATTATTGATTTTGAATAATCCGGTCAAGGTATGACGTACACCTCTGCACGATCATGAATTATATTGTCTACTTCATCTTTCCATTCTGACATGGCCTGTTCTTTTTTAATAGAACCACCGAATTCAAGATCATCCATTTTGATTGAGGATCTAATTAAATCTATACATGTTAGTTTAAGACAGGCATCTTCTATATCATCTGGTACTGCTGCACTTCCATATCTATATGTTACTTTTACCCTATTATTTCTTAATATTGAGAATATAAATCCTCTTAGATATAATTCCCCTTTTATTGGTTCTACATCATATGATCCAGGGGTATTTGTATAATCTGTCCATGTTGCGTTAGATCCATTCCATATCTCTATTTTATCTCCTGCACTTGTACAAAAACATGTTTCTCCTGCACCTACGGTAGTCACTTCTCGGTGTTTTAATGATATGAATGTTCCCCAACCAAACGTATATAATAATGGTAGTGAGAATATTTCCTGTGATGATTTTAATCTTCCAAATGTATGTCCTGTTCTCCGGTCTATTTTTTGCTCTGCTCTTTTGATCAATTTCTCTACCTGGGCAATACTGGGACTGGTAGAACATGTTATGGATATTCTAAGGAAATCTGCCACATCTGATGTTGAAATATAACAAGTTGCCATGATATATAAGTGGTGTTATATAATTTAAAGATTTAGTACTCTGAATATATGTCATTTCTTAAATATTCATACAGTGTTGGACTGTATTTCACTATATCATTCCATTCTTTCTTACGGTCATCCAACTGTTTTATAGGTAATAAAAACGGTGTATAATCAAATTCTTCCATCTTATTACCATATCTTAGAGTGTTGTCACTAAGAGGGAAATATCCATATCCTGCACTTATACAACCTATACCACCTTCCTCATTAAATCTGAATCTATACATTTTATCTATAATATGATCTCTAAACCCATGATGTTGTGTAGGTGATAATTCATGAATCTTTTTATCATAATTTCTATTGAGATTATCTCTCCAGTATTTTGTATCATCTCTTTCACCAAGTGCATAATGCATACTCACAAATTCTGCCCAATTATGGAAAATATTTCTGCATGCATAATTATATGCATCTCTATCCCATTGAGATATATTATCTCGTTCAAACATTCTTGTTAGATGTGATAGAAATTCATGCACTGTATACAATCCATTACTTTCTAATGGTTCGATAAATCCTGCTGACAACCCTATTGCTACAACATTCTTCACAAATAGTTTATTATGAATTCCCACTCTCATTGATATATTGGTAAATTTATTCTTGGTTATATCGAATTTTTGTTTCTTTAGATGTTTTTTGAACTCTGTCAATGCCTTTTCATCTGTTGTATATTTGTCAGAGTAAACATATCCTGTTCCTATTTTACTCCATAAAGGGATATTCCATACCCATCCGTTCTTTAATGCGGTTGCATTTGTTACTCCCTCAAGTTGTTTTTCCTTGTCTGTATAATTTACATGTGTTGCCCATGCCTTATTGTTAGGTAATATGTCATTATATGGTATAAATTCCTCATTCATTGCCTCTCCAAGCAGTAGAGATTTAAACCCTGTACAGTCTATGAATAAATCTCCTGTTATTTTATCACCGTTATCTAATAATAAATATTTTATACCTTCATCATTCATTTTAATATATTTCACATTTGATTTAATATGTTTTACGCTGGGTAAACATATATTATCTCTTAACCATAGAGCAAATTTTGTTGCATCAAAGTGAAATGCTGTATCTTTAGTAAAATTAAAATTACCTAATTCCTTACCTTTATATACCTTGTTATTATTTACTATGGCCATTATTGGGTAATATGAATCTGCATAATCTGTATTTGGTATTTCTGGATGTAGAATCTTTTTGATATACCATAAATTTAATCTATTATCATCTATTGATTCAGGTTGACTAAATGGATATTCTACTCTGCCTGAATTTGTTTTGTTAAAGTTTGTGAATCGTATGGTAAACTTGTAAGAAGCATCTGTATCCTTCATGAAATCTTCATCTTTAATTCCAACTAAATATAACCATTGTCTGAATTGAACTATTGTTGATTCTCCTACTCCTACCGTCTTGATGTCAGGAGATTCTATTAAGGTAATTTTCTTTTTAGGGAATAATCTAACAAAGGTTGTTGCTGTCATCCATCCTGCCGTACCACCACCTACAATCACAATATTATTTACTATCAATTTACTCTATAACTATATTGATGTTAAGTATTAATAAATGTTATGTTGTATGTCTTATTACTACTACTCCAGATCCACCGCTTTTTGAATTATTATATCTGAAATCACTAGGACATGAACCACCACCTCCACCTGTATTAGCAACACCATTATGAATAACACCGGTAGAACCGTCACCACTATGTCCGTCACCTCGACCTCCTTCACCATATGTAATGGAACTAGGAAATGATATAGATGTTCCACTACCTCCATTTTGACCTGAAGCATTTCCACCTGACCCACCACCTCCTCCTCCATTATGACCTGCTGATGCTCCTCCACCATTATAATTTCCGTATGTATTTCCTGTTACACCAGATTTCAATGAAAGTCCTCCACTACCTCCTCCTCCACCGCCATTTCCATATCCACTACCTCCACTACCTCCACAATTGAGTCCTGCATTTCCATTTTGGTTGGATGTATATCCTCCACCACCACCGCCACCACCTGCTATATTACAATCAAATGACGATGTTCCGCCATTTCCACCTCTATTAGAGTAACTTCCTGATGCTCCTCCACCTCCTCCTACTGTTACAGTTAATTGTGTGTTTGGTGGCTCATATGAATCTGTTGTAACGATTCCTCCTCCGCCACCAGAACCTCCGCCTGCTCTACCTGTACCTCCGCCACCACCTACTACTAAAGCCTCTATATTCAATCCACTAATTGTTATTGTTCCACTTGAATTAAACGTATAATATGTATATGAACCACATGTTGATAGATTTCCACCAGTATGCTCTGACACTCCTGCACCTCCACCAGCAGCTCCTACAAACCCAACATTCATAATGTCCATTGGTTTGAATAACTCTCTATTCTTCTTTAAAGAAGTCAATTTAACTACTCCTCTACTGCGTAAGCTGCCACAATATCAGTATCTGCTGTTCCAAATGCTGTTATGGTTAAAATTCCTATCTTGCTTGCTGCTTGGTCGGCAGGTTTTGCTCCTACAAATTTCCATGCTGGGAATGTTAAAGTTCTCAAAGTAGAATCTGTGGTTATTTTAATTGTTTTAGACTTACCTATTGCTCTATTTGATGTTGTAAATGTAGTAGCAGTACTAATTGAAATTGTTTGTAATTGATCCCCGTCAAAATCCAATGCAGTTGTTGTTGTTGAAGTATCATGAATTAAGTTTTGAATATTGTCTATATTGTTACCTGCAACATCTAACAATGATGTTGTTGTAGTTCCCGTGAATGTTGGACCTGATGATGGTGATCTTGCTGATAAATCTGTAGATAGACATGTTACTGTACTTTGTGCTTGAGTACCTGAATGATTTGCTCTACAAAATGGATCTGCTGATAGGTTGTTTTCTACTGTAATCCAATGTGATAATATATTAGGGTTATCTTGTTGTGCTATTATAGAATCCCCGGCTTGCATTGCTTCAGTGAAGAATGTACCTGATACTGATATTACATATTGATCTCCTTTTTTAATTGAACATGCTGTTGGTGAGCAATCTAAATCAGGTGAATTCGTTGATGCATTATAATTACCTTTTAGTAAAATATTTCCTGTTACTCCTCCTATATCTAATGAACCTGAGTTCAAGCTCATTTTTAATTATCTCCTCTATGCCATATCCTTACAACACCGGCATTACCGGCTGATGTCGATTTTACCCTTACAACCACTTTTGTGTAAGAATTGCTTAATGTTTCAACTGCCGGTGCAGCACTTGCTGCCTGAGCTGTTGAGGCTTTCAGTTCAACCCATCCATTATCATAATCTGTATCTGCCGTACCTGTAAATGCTGTCACAGGATTAATGTCTATGTTTCCCCATATATCATAATCTATACTGTTTGTTGCATGTGTGTTGAAAATTGAAAATGTTGATGTTCTTGTTCCTCTGGAATCTACCTCTAATACTGCAGAAAAGCAGTTTGTTGTGGTGACGTCTATATTTTTATTATAACTTCCTATAAGTGACCCATTCGATACGTCTATTCTCTCTCTAGTCAAATCAACTTGAGCCATATACATTATAGTCACCATTTAATATATAAGGTTTATGAATAAAAAAAATAAAGTAAAGGTTTACCTAAAAACCTACTACTCGAATCTTGATTCCAAGTGAATTAACGTCAGTTGCTGAACTTGGTAGTTCGCTAAATTTTGCAACTGCCCCTCCTCCTGCTGCAGGATCAACACCATATGCCTTGATCTTCCCATTTGCTGCTGTTGAACCGGCAACATATTCAAGTAGAAGACCTTTGTCATTTGAGATTATTGAAGCCTCAATAACGGTGCTAACTCTACCGCCCAGTGAAAGGTCAACTGTATTCCCACAACTTGTATATGTGTCGGCTGCTCCAAATGTAACATCCACTACTGTTGAAAGTAATCTCGATGTCAATTCAGATTGCACGGAAAGAGTTTTTCCTGTCAATTTTTCTTGATTTGCATCCACTGCGACTGTAATAGCCATATATAATTGTAGTA